CGGCCGAGGTGAGCGCCTCCAATTGCTTCGCCGTCAGTTTTGCCACTTCCTATCCCTTGCTTGATTCGGTCGCCCTGGAATTTTGCCCCACTTTTGCCCCACCGAATCGCTTGGCTGTCGGTGGATGCTGGTGGATAGCGATGGACGCCAATATAGCCTGTATGCCCCGTATTTACTAGGTTATAGGTGTTCCGTCAGCGTCCATGGACATCCATGGAAATCCACCAAATAAGCGCATGGGGTACAAGGGGTAGAATATTAAAATTCCTCATCCTCATCTCTTTGCATGACGCGTCCACGATGCCCTGGAAGCTGTCCTACCTTCCGCCACGCCCCCGAAAATACCTCGCCGTCTCCTCATCCGTACAAAACACGTAGCACCCCTTCATCCCCCGGGTCATCAGCGTCCGGTAGGTGTTCTTGATGATCAGGTCGGTCTCCTTGCGCGCCAGTTCCGGGTTTTCCTTCATCAGCTTCTTGTAGCCGCGGATGGACTTGTCGTGGCGGTCACGTTGTTCGGGGGCGGTGATGATCTTGCCGTCGCGGACGATCAGGTCCGGGCCGATGATGACGCCGATGTAGTCGACTAGGCAGCATCCCAGTCAGTTGAAAGCACATTCCATGACGTGACAGTGAGATTCTCGAGAGTCCACCGTCCATCGGCTGTACGTCGCCATTTTCCCTTTCCCGACACCTCTATCGGATCGCCCAGGTAATGGGCGGCGATCTCTTTCGCAAGCTGCGCACCACGGATCGTGCACCGATACTCCATGCCGTCAGCATCCTTCAGCAAAAGCGGGATGGTTTCATCGCGGCCGCCAATCTTGATCACCTGGCCCGATACCGTACTAGCTTGGTCAATCACTATTTCTTTGACTGGCTCTGCCTTGGCTCGCCCAGGGAATGGATAAATCACAGCACCTTCAGGGCTCTTCAACTCACCCTTCTTGCCATCTTGGGAGAGAAGTTCGTTGATACGGTGAAGAGCACGAATCGCCTCTTCGTCAGCCTCGTCCAAATGCCTAGTAGCCAGGGCGACTCTTTGGGAAACCGCTGGTGCTGCTTCGGGGTCAGCCCATACCTTTACGGCAGCGCTCCCTACGGACAGTTTGTCGAAGTGGATGTGCTCGCGCTCGCCCAGCAGCTTCGCAAGCTCAGCCAAATACAAGGCCAGCCGATCAAGCGGGAGCTTGCGCGGGTGCGAGCCTTTGATTCTGAGCGTGTAGGTGTTGGGCTTTTTCATCGTTTGATTATGGCATTCGCCTGGCGTCCCAATCTATGGGCATTTTCCTACAGCAGGCCGAAAGAGATAGTCAATGCATAAACCGCTCCGCCAGATGACCCGGTTACCGCTTGAAAGGTCCACGCGTCCGCAGTGTCGACCACCAGAACACCCACCCGATGATGCTAATGCCTTGGGACTGCATCTCCTTCGGCGAGTACTCCTCGTCGTCATGCTCGGCTCGGTTGAAGCTGCGCAGTCGCAGACCGCCGCCCGGCAACCGATACAGGTACTTCACCCGCAGCATGCCTTCGTGCTCCAGGGCGTAAATCTCACCGTCGATAACGTCCGTGGCTGATTGATCGATGCCGATGGTCGAGCGGTCCATGATCAGTGGCTCCATGCTGTTGCCCCTGATCTTTGCGCATATCGCCTTTTTCGGATTGACGCCGGCCTCGCGGAGCGCGGGGAGCGAGAATCGGAGCTTGCGCCCAGGTATTTCCTGTACAGCTATCCGGCCGTCGCCCGCGGCCAATTCCACCTGGTCGTAGTACGGTAACTCCACCTCATCCTCGTCCAAAGGAGTCTCATTGTCCCAAACGGAGATAGGGCCGGCATACTCCGCTTCCTTGGTTGGGTCTATGAGAGGTAGTTGCTGAGCGCGCTTTTGAGCTAGGTCGAGCCATCCGCGCGGCAAGCCCTCTAGCGCTTCGATGCGGCGCGCAACGTCGTCACCTAGGTTTTTCCTCGTCTTATCTGAAAGAATTTGGCTGAGGTGGGCCGGGCTCATCTCCCAGCGTTCCGCACAGGCACTCTTACGCTGGCCGCCAATGAGCTGAATGAGATTTTGCTTTCTGATCTGATAGAATGGCGCTCCCAAGGGGATTTAGTAGTGCTTGTGGCTGCCGATTGCGAACTGGATGGTCGCGACTGAGCCGCATCGCCGGAGGAGCCGATTCCCGTTCCAAACTGCCAGGCGATAGGCAGGACTATGAATATCACAAACAGCCAACCGATGACGCCAACGCTCTTGGGTACCTTTGCACCGCACGATGGGCAGGCTTTGGCTTTGTTCGACACCTGGGCGCCGCATTCCTTGCACTTAATCAGGGCCACGGAAAACTCCTCGATGTGTAATGGCTAGGTGATTCTATTCGGAGGGGACTGGAGAGGGTAGTCACAGTTTGGCTAGGCGGGCTCTGGATTCGTATCAGGCGGGGAGGGGTGGATCAGTATTTATCGCGGAATCGGCTTGCGACACGAGCAAGGTAGGTCATCATCTCGCGCTGGCGAGCCTTACCATGGGCATCAGGGTGAAGAAGGGCAAGCAAGGAGTAGCGGTTTTCCTCGAATAGCCCCTGGACGTAAACCAAGGCGGCGTCCTGTTGCGGAGCACCGTTCGGGCAGGTTCTGTCACGCTGAGGTCGGTTGGCCGGGAACACCGTGGGCGGAATAGCGATGTGGATGTGCATCAGTCCGGCACGGTAAGCCTCCTGCGGCACGACATATGGCACATCACGCCCGAAATAGGGTGGCAGCCAGAGACGATCAGATTCGATGTAGCGGGCAAAATCGCGGCAGAGACCATCAAGGAGAGAAGGGAAATCCTTCAGGACGTCCTGGAAGAGCTCGGCGTAGGTTTCCGGATTGAACTCGACAATCACCGCCATCCTGGTGATCAGCTCACCAGGTGATGCAGGCGTTCGGTGCCGAGGTCGGCCAGAGATTTGAGTCCTTCACCGCTTACGTCACTCTGGAAGACTTCAGGAACGGTGATTTGCTGCTTGAAGAGAATCTCGTTCTGCACGGCCATGGCGCGAACCTTAGCCAGGTTGCGGCGAAAGGCGTCGTACTCTTCGCCGATTACTGGCAGTCTCGACAGTGCGCTATCGGCAGGAACAACCTCTTCTAGCTGGCGCAAGGTATGCACCACCTCGGTGAAGGGCTGCTCATTGATCAGCGAGTCAGGCACCTTATGCTCCAGCATGATCTTGCAGGAAGCCTCAAGGGTGTCGCGAAGTTGGCCGAGAGCAGCCATGGCGCGCTTGATGCGCTCGCGGATCTTGGCCTTCTTGGCAAGTTCCTGCTGCTGATGTTGCTTGCTGGGCTTTTGGCTATCCAGATTGGGGGTTGCCGCTGCCAGTTGGGCGCACGAGGTCGAAACGCTCAGCGCCAGGCTGAGCATTGCCACCTTGGAGAAAGGAATCTTTGTGCGGGCCATGCGGCTCTCCCGAGCAAGCTACAGGCCAAAGAATACCGCTAGTGGCACTACAACTCAATGTGAGGCGGCTATGAGGGGCCGTAGCGCGTTAAGCGCCGGGCAGGTCGGTCGTCAACTCAGCGCAGGACCGGGAGGGAAGGGGGGGAACGAAAAGGCCGCGCCGGGGAAGGTTCCAGCGCGGCCTGGTCCTTTCGGTGTTGTGCCTTCAAGGACGCCTCAATATAACAAATGCGCGGCTGATGTGAAAAGGCCGCGCTGGAGTCGAGGGGCGGCCTGTGCTGGACTGCTGCCTTCCCAGGACGGCGGAGGGCATCTGTCAAAGGTGGCAAGGGTCGAAAAGCCCGCGGGTGAGGGGCTGGTTCATGACTTGGTTAGACGCCGCAGCTCGTCAATAAGGAGCTCGCAGTGGTGGAGATGTAGCGCTGCTTCTTCGGGGGTGATGTCTTCGTCGATATCGTAATCAGCTTTCTGCCTGGCAAGCTTCCTCAGCCTCAATCGGGCTGCGATTTTTGCCAGACCGCGGCCCTTTCCTTCAAAAGCGCCAATCAGCTTCTCGTGTGATCCGCCTAATATTCCTTGGGATGCAGCGAGAGAAAGTCTTTCGACAGTTCCGCGCGCTTCATGAAAGGCTGCATAGTAGGAGCGTCCAATGGATGTTCGCGAAAAGGCCTCATCTGCATCGCCAAGTAGAGCCCTTGCAATCCTCAGGATGTCATCGCTAGACACTGACACGAAACACCTCCATCTGCCTCGACTGGTTGCCAGGAACAAATGGGATTACATCGATGCAAAGAATCTCGTTCAATACGCCATCGAAGTTATCGACCAATGCATCCGACAGCTCTACTCCAAGTTTGCCTAGCTCCTCTATGCTGCCTTTTGCGTGTAAGTGCTTGTCGTCGAATTTGACGGTCCCTTAACCGAGCCAGGCCCCTTCAACTGGTCCGCAAGACTGGTCAACTCGTCGTAGCACCGGCCAGGACTAAGCGAGCCTTCGCATGTAGCCGTAAGCAAATCCTTGAGCCATGTAGAGTTCTGTACGTTCGAAAGGGCATCCTCAATGGCCGTATAGTCAGAATCAGTTAACGGCACAATAATTTCATCAACAACACATTCGCCCGAAGAGTTGATAGACCCCGGACAAGTGCCGCGAGCATTAATCGGAGCCGTTCTGACGTCATTCTGATAAACAATAACAACATCGGTTGCTATGTTATTTTTATCGTAAAGTATCTCTTTCGGCCTATAAACATAAGGCGGCCCCATTTGCTGAGTAAATATACTCGCAAACTTAGTCTGCAAGCTTGCCGGGCTTGTACACTCTGTACCTAGTTCGCGCTCTGTAAAATAGTAACAGAACACGTCTTGCGGCGCGGTCTCCTGTACTTTCTTAACAGGCTTCCCCGCCTCATCAATAAGCGCGCCTATACCATCCAGCGCAGCCGCGACAGCGGCAGTTCCGACAACCCCTATAATGCCACCGCGCAAGCCGGAAACCGCACGACTGGCAATAGTACGAGCACCGGCAGTAACCCCGCCATGAATACCGCGCACCGGAATATTTGCACCGCCCGTGCCGCCACGCGGGATATATTCACCCTCCAAAGCCGGGCCAGTAATAGTCAGAATTCCACCAGAGACGCTTGCAGACTTACCACCCCTAACTTGATCACGGGCCGGAGGAACATTCACATGTTTCCGAGTAGCAGCCTCAGTTACTGTCGCGCATAAAACGCATAAGCAGAGACACCACCACACACTAAGCCGCCGAACACTGCAATAACGAGCCATATCATGATTCACCTGCGCGAAAAGAAGTTGGAATTCCCTGTCCTGGTCCGGCTGTGGCAAGCACAGACGGACCAGGACAGGGGAAGCTGAAACAAAAAGGGGCGCCCGAAGGCACCCCAGGCAACGCCGGCAGGAACTCAGCGACCGAAGAAGCCGGCCACCTTGTTGACCGCCCAACGGGCGAAGTTCGGGCCGAGCTTGACCACGCCCATGGCCATGAACGCGGCGATCACGGCCGAGCCGTTGACCGAGCTGATCATCGACGAGAAGTCGAGATCGCCCTCGGCGGCGAAGGCCGGCACCGCGGCGGATGCAGCGACAGCGCCCAGGACCAGGGCGGTTTGTTTCAGGTTGGCTTTCATAGATCTTCCTCACGATTGGTATCGAAGAAACCGGCTAAAGAGCCGATGGTGTGGGCCACGACCGCACAGCCCAGGACGACGCCGAATGCGGTCGTGAACGCTGCCCCGAAGGCGACCGGATCAGGCCAGCCGAACAACTGAGCAACGGTCATGGACCCCGCGAAATCAGCCGGGGTCATGAGTACGTAGCCGGTGCAATCGCCGGTGAACTCACCTTGCGAGACGAGCCGTCCAGACTCGTCGACGACGATGCAGAGCGGCAGCATGATCAGGAGGCCGCTTTAACCGACTGGACAGCCTGGAGGTTGAGCGGAAGGCCATCGCCGGACAGCCAGTAGTCGTAGCCAGCGTTCCCCGCCCTGCTCGCCCAGGCCTGGACGAAAACCGGCATGGATACGACCTTGCCTTTCTGCTGGTTCCAGGCGTTGTTCAAGCCGCCTTCCATGTGCTTCTTCGAGAGGCGGACGGCGATAATCTTCTGTTCGATCAACCCGAACTTGTTCGGCTGCTCGACCTGGAGCAGCACAGAGTGCTCGGTGATTTGGGTCTGGCCGTTCTGGCCGTTGATGGTGCGGGTTTCGGAGTAATAGCCCTGGCACAGGCCGATGAGAGCGAGCATATGGATTACCTCAGGGGTTCAACTTGTGGGCGTGCGCCCGGTTCACGGAATGCCCATGCGGGCGGCGTCACGCTCCGGCAGCGCCGGAACGTCTTGAAATCTCGGTTGATGCGCTGCCGGCGAACGGCCTCGGCCGCCTGTTCCTGGACGACTCGGCGCATGACCAGGTCCAGGACCTGGCGCACCAGGTGCTCGTCCTGGACGAGGTGGGAAAGGTCTTGCTCCAGGTCCCAGCGGAGCGACTGGTGGGCCGTCTTATCCATCGCTGCGCGCCCACACGCCCAGGGCGCGGATGACGGTAGCCGCAAAGGCCAGCAGAGCCAGAGTTTCCAGGGTGGCTACCAGCATCACGCGGCCTCCACGGTCGGCTCGACGTACCAGTCGGGGCGCTGGGCGCTGAAATCGACCTGGACGAACCTCAGGAGCGGCACAACGTTGTTCGCCCGGTCGGCTTCGTGGAGCTTCTGCAGGGCGGCTTTCGACAGGCCGGCCTCGCAGATTTCCTTGATGTGCCGGTAGAACGTCGGGCGAGACATGGAGTCCATCGTTTCCTGCCACCCGTAGTCCTTGAGACTGCGGTACGTCCGAAACAGGTTCCGAGCGTGGCTATCGTTGGGCTTGCCCTTCCGGTCGTACTTCAGGTGTCGCTCAGTCAGTGCGGCCAGCACTTTTTCATCATCAATCACACGCATCTGGATACCCTCAAAGGCCGCGAAAAGGTCCGCTGTAACCGCTTGCCAGCACTCCTGAATCAGGCAGCGCCCCTCTTTCTGGAGCCGCTGCTGGTAGGCGATCAGATCAACAAGCCGAGACGGGATGCCCCGGCGTTCCAGCCACCGGTGCATCACCGTGGCTTCCATGCGGAGCAGGTAGCGCACCCACTCCTGCAACCGTGGGTCAGACATGACCCGAGCAGACCGAGCGGCCGACAGATCGGCCCGCCCTGCCCGCTTCAATTCGTCCAACTGGGCCTGAAACTCGGTGTGTTTGAGATACGCCTTCAGGCGCTTCAGACGGGACTCTTTCGCTCCCCAGTAGGCGGACGTCTGGTAGTTGTCGCCGCGACTCTTGGTATGGCCGTTGCTGACGTTGGTCAGCGCCTGAATGACCTGGAGCGCAGTGCGTTCGTCCGGCAGTCGGCTGGAATACGTGCAGTCCAGGGCGTAGACCTGCGTCGCTGACACATCGAGCTTCGCGAAGAGGTCCGGGTAGCTTCCGGCTAGCCACTTGAACATCACCTCGGCCCCCTTCTCGATGCATGTTGGGCCGAACACGTTGTGTCCCTGGAGCAACTTCGCCGGGCTGGCCTTCAGCTCTACACCGGGCATCAGGCGCTTGCCCAAGGACTGGTGAAACACCTTGAACGCCAAAGGCGTGAAGCCCGTACTCAGTGACTCCCAGGCGTGCCGCAGGTAGTCAGCCTGTAGCTCTCCGCCCTCCCCTCGGCTGATCTGCCCTTGCAGCGGCACGCCCAGGCTTTCCAGATCCACGACATGCACCGGATCCGCACGCCCTTCCACCCCGAGCAGTTCGATGTGCTCGAGGCGGAACGGAACGAAGAGGTGCAACTTGTCCAGCATGGGAAACCCGTCAAGGCCCGGATACTGATCGCAAAAGTACAACATGTGGTTTAAACAATGCAACCCGTATCTTGTCCCTTATAGTTCGCGATATGGGACCACCGAAAAAAGGGGGGATTACGATTGATTCACCGACTAGGCCAGCTGAGACACAACGAAATGACCGTTGCGCAGAACATCAGGAAAGCCAGAGAGGCCAAGGGTTTCACACAAGAAGAAGCTGCCGCCCGATGTGGCATTTCGCTATCAATGCTGAAGAAGTACGAGAGCGGGGCGAACCTTCCCACGGCGGACAAAATTGCGAACCTTGCAAGCGGGCTAGGTGTGTCCGCAGACGAGATAATTTTCGAGACAGATCAACGATCTGTACCCGCAGAATTGGTCGCCCTCTTCAAAGAAATAACCCGGCTCCCCGAGCAAGATCAGGCCGAGATAAGGCGTGCCCTGAAAGGTCACTTGATGATCCTTCTTCGCCCTGGGCACGGTCAACGACGCCACCGGCGCGATCAACCCGTTCCTCATCAGCAATCCCTACATCGAGTTCGCCTACGACGGCAGCAAGATGGTCGGCATCCGTATCGGTTTCGGCGAAGCCAAGGGCTACCTCTCAGGCGATATCAAGACCCTCACCGGCAACGTGCCGGTGGACCTGTACGGCACCGGCAGCCAACTGGGAGGCAGCATTTCCTGCGGCCTGCTGGCCCTCGACTGCCTGGCGGCGAAGACCGCCATCACCCTCACCGGCAGCTCCCAATACACCGCCCAGGCCGAGCTGGTGAACAGCTCCGGCAACCCCGACCCGATCCGCGCTGCCATGATCGGCCTGAAGAACGGCACAGCCCTGGACATGCACGACAGCACCATCATCGGCAGCCTGGTGAACGTCCTGCTGCCCTTCCTCACCTCCAACGACTGCAAGCTGATGGGCGCCCAGACCTGCTTCAACCTGGCCCAGTACCAGTCGTTCCCGATCGGCACCGTGGATCCGAACAATGCGCAGAACTTCATCGACTCGTCGAAAGGCTTCTTCATCTCGATGCAGAGCCAGAACGTCCAGTGGCGCGACCAGCAGGA